GTAATGATATGTCTGCGACTATACGGATCATTTTTAATACCGTCTATCAATTCTAACAGTTGATCGTGATTTTGTAGTACAACCTTGTTGATACGGATCAACGGTTTACGCCAGCGGCGCCATTGTACACCATATATACGACCCAGGTCTCCCGGATGTCTTTGATGACGTTTTTTGGTCCAATATTCTGCCTGTGCATTATCAGTCCAAATAGTTTTTTTATCTATGTAACGTTCTCCGTAGAGAATTTCACGTAAACGAAATTCGTCACCACTGCCTTCAATAAACCAAAGTAATTCACTTACCACGGATTTCCATGCTAACTTTTTTGTAGTGATTGCAGGAAAACCGTCTTGTAAATTAAAACGCATTTGAAGACCAAAAATACCTCGAGTACCCACGCCGGTACGATCTGGACGATCTTCACCGTTGTCTAAAATATTTTTTAGTGCATCTAGGTACACACGATCTGGATGTATCATTCAACAGTTACCGTGGCAGTCTTTTTGGCTTTAGGGGGATCAATTGCATCTGCTTGCTTACGCAACACCTGTGCTTCTTTGAACAACTTATCAGCCTTGCTACGTAGTTGAGCAGGAGTTAACGCCTCTGCAGGCACTTCAGCCGGTGCTTCATAGTTAACAGTTGCACTGGTTGTACGACCTGGATCATCTGCAGGAATAATAGGAACATCAACTGTAGCATCTAGTTCTTCGTTGACCTTAGTATTAGTTTTTACAGTATCTTTAATGCTACCATCTCTAATGGCAAGATCATCTACACTGACACCCTTTTGTTCTGCAATGATCTGATTTAGTTCACTTAACAGAACGGATGTTTGTGGAGTAGGGGTCATTATTACTAAATTGGTGGGAACCTTTTTAAGGTGTCCATTAGTATGTAATGACTGCAGAACATTACTACCGTCGGGGAACCTACGAACTGCAAGTAAGTCTGCTAGTTCATTGGCTTGCTGTCCGCTAGGGTCTTGAATAAGACTCATTAATGTATCGTGCCATGATTCGGGCAAACTATTTGTACCGATCACTAACGCACTTCCAGCATCACCTGGTAATGTTCTGTAGGCTACAGCAATTCTAGCCCCATTGTTTTTCATTTTGCCTACATGTTTCATATATGTTCTCCTTATTCTGCTGGTGTTTCTTCAGCAGGTGCAGGTGCTGGAGCAGGAGCCACAGCATTTAAGAAAGTGTTTAATCGATCAAATACTGACCCTACTGCTGTTGCTTCGGCAGCACCGAATGCACCACGACGTACTGCTGTGTCGATAACTGCACGAATATTTTGCAAATCAGCAATATTCAATTCTGGTTGTGCAGGTGTTTCTCCGCCGACGTCTTGGCTAGGTACTTGTGCTTGTTCTTGATTTTCCATTTTAAAAAGTCCTTTTATTTTTTATGTATATACGTGCAACCTAAAGTAAGCATAGTAATCTCCCGGGGATCCTCTACGCCTATCTCTATCATTTCGACTAATTTTTTAGTAGAGTCTAATGCTAGAGTCTTTTTAATTGCATACCTACTATTTAAGTTGTAGTTAATCCAATGGTCTAATAATTTGATATCAATTAGACCTATAGTTATTTTGGTAAAGTGTTCTGGAATAAAGGTAAGTTTCCTTATACCCAGAACACTTAATGGATTTACTTCGTTTCTACTTAGACTCATAATGTGCAGTTTGTCCAAACGGTGCAATAATACTGTCGTTGCCGTGTACGATAAACAGGCTTTCGCAGTAGTCCTCATCACCCCAACTACCGCAAGGATATCCATCTGTAAACATGATAAAACGTTTTGGTTGAATATCGTTGTCTTTCATAAATTGATAGTTTATATCAAAGTCAGTGCCGCCACCGCCCATACATTTGTAGTCATTAATTTCGTCTGCGTTGTCACCTGTAAATTTTTGGTAATTGTAAATCTCAGTATCAAAGCACCACAGGTCCAATTTGAAGTCTTTGTATTCTTCCATGATACCTTTGACTTCACTAATAAAGTCTTGTGCCATAGCATCGCTAATACTACCACTCATGTCAATACAGACACTTACATCGATAGTTTCTTCATTCATCATGCCAGGAAGTACAGCACCGCAATGTTGGCTCTTACGATTAGGACGAGTAAAACTAAAATTGCTTTTAAAGATACTTTGGATATTCATACGCAACATTTGACGCCAATCCATTTTAGGCTCAGTAAAACTTTGGATCATACGTGCAACACTTGCAGGAACTCTACCTGCACCTGCGGATTGTGCGGCCGCTACCATCGCTTCTTTAATCTCGTCCTTAATTGCTTTCTTTTCCTCGGCAGTCAATTTTGGACGACCTTTACCCTTGTTGTCGCCGTCTTGATCTCCGTCCCCACCGCCGTCATCGCCCTCACCGTCGAGGTGCTCGTCTAGCAATTCACCTAGAGAATTAATATCAATTTTAATTGCGTTCTTTTCAATCTCTTCGTAGATCTGTTCATATGACCAACCTCGGTATTTGTTATCTTGGAAAATTTGAATAAAACTAGGAACGTCACCGATGCGCTCATCTTTAAGGATTTGATTTGCGGCATAGTCAGCGGCAATGTTAGACAGTTGGGGATCTCTGTGTTCACGACGTCCCATGTGATCAAATACATTATGTAGAACTTCGTGTGCAAAACCAAACTCACATTCTTTAGGAGTTAGTGCATGAACAAAGTCGTTATTGTAATAAAAGTGGCGACCGTCTGTAGCCAATGTACCACACCAATCAGTAGCATCTACTAGTTTAAGGCGTGTGGCTAGGTTGCCAAAGAACGGATGACGCAACAGTAAACCGATACGTGCAGTAATCAATTTCTCAACGATCTTATTTTTCTGATCTTGAGTAAAATTTTGTTTTTGAATTTGTTTTTGTTTAGTTGCTGTAGAAGATTTTGCAGACAATTTAATACTCCTGTTGTTTAACTGTATATATACAATTATACATTCAAATTAGAAATAATGCAAGTAAAAAAGGGCCCTTGTGGGCCCAATTTTAACCTTCCATTGCGGTAATGATAAACTTGCCGTACTTGTCGTGGAAACGATCAAAGTGGTTAAGTTTACTTGCATCGAATGGCAAGTTGTAGTTAGTAAGGGCAACCTTAGCACCCATAACAACCAACTCAGTTGGGAAATTATCCATCATAAATGCAAAGAAGTTATCTGCCATTGGATCCCAATCTTTAACTTTCTTTTCGTAAGCAGTTTGGAGTTCGTAGCACATAGACACTGTCAAAGAGTACATTGCAGAGATCTCTTTGATATCGCACTTCTTAACCTTACCTGCCAAAATATCTTCTGGCTTAGGCATCTGTTTTGCTACCTTGCGGTGTGCCATAAATTTAACAGCAAGACCTTCACCGATTGCACCTGCGACCAAATCGGTCAACGTGTTTTCTGGCAAGTCGTCATCTTTGAGCAATTCGCTAACGAAAGACCAAGAGCGAGGGGTTGCAAATGCACGGCTTGAACTCTTAGGATCAAAGTCGTACAAGTCTTGTTTTGCAAAGCCAACATAGCCTACAACTTGTTCGTGGACTTTATTGTTAACAGCCCATTCTAACCAATCTTCATAATCGGTTTTTAGTTCAATGTGAACAAAACGGTTAGCCAACGGAGCAGGCATACGATAAGTTACGCCCTTGTCAGTTTCTCGGTTACCTGCGGCAACAATACTAACACCTTTTGGCAAAATGTAAGTACCAACACGACGATTAAGCACCAATTGGAATGCCGCCGCCTGGGTAGCAGGAGCCGCAGAGTTCAATTCGTCTAGGAACAGGATAGCAGTAGACTCTGGATCTGTGGGCAATTCTGCAGGAGGAGCCCAAGTCATAGTGTTTTCTACACTATTAAAATATGGAATACCTTTAATGTCAGTGGGTTCCCATAGTGACAAGCGAACGTCAATAACCTCACGGCCTTGTTCGTCACCAATTTGTTTAACGATATCGGATTTGCCAATACCTGGAGGACCCCACATGAATACAGGGCGTTGAATTTTTACACACTTACGAAGAGCACGTTTTGCTTCGTTAGGAGTAACTGTACGATTAGTTGAAATTTGCTCTGCCATTTGACACTTTCAAAAAAAAATATTTTAAAACTATTGAATGCCTTGTGCTTCAATATGTATTAATTATACAGTTATTTTTTATCTTTGTCAAGCGATTTTGCTTTTGCAGAAGTAAATCTTTCTATGTTGCCAGAAAACAACACTAGTTGGATAGCCATTTTATCGTCAAACACCCATATACCTTTATTAGTGATATACCAGGGGCATGTGATAAAGTTGTCTAACCTAAGTATCATTTGGCTAGTAAAGTTAAGGTTGTCATACTTCTGCTCAAAACGCACTTGGTGTGCAGTAAAGTATTTGGTCAAGCGAGCAAATCCTTCGTCTGTTAACCGTAGTCCACCTGCTTCTTTTCCTCTGGAATTTTGCCACCATTCTGGCAATAATTTTTTAAGATGTGGTTCCCCTGTAGCCAGCCCTTCTTGTTCTGCTACATATTTGGTAATATCAATCTTTTGATTCTTCAAGGAACTTCTCACCAGTTGTTAATTTATATACAGAAAAGTCCTGGCAATTGAAAAGTTTGTTTAATTTTTCGGATAGATTAAATGCATGACCACTATTTGAAAAACTTACCTTCTTATATTTTGGCCCAACTTTTTGTGCCACAATACTATTAGTCTTTAAATTGATAGGCTTGTCTTGATAGAAAACAGCCCAAATGGCCTCTGCATCTAAAACTTGCTCTGTTTTATATGTTTTTTTATTTGTTACTTCTAATAAAATCTTTGGCTTTGGTCTGCTCATGATATACGCTTACTCCGATAAGTACGTATATATTTACCAAAGTTATTTAAAAAGTACCACCGTTGAGTTTGACAACTATGTCTTCTGCAACAGTACCTGCAGGTTCCCCGGCCAATCTAGTCATAACAACACTTAGACTATTTTGTAAGTCTGTTGTTTCTTTGATACTTAATGTTAGACTTTTTTGATTAGTTTTGATAGCAAGTCTTGCCTTGTTTAAAAAGTCTTCAATTGGAAATGTATTAAGATCGCTCATGATTTATTTACACTATTTAAAGTCAGTTTCATTTCTGTTTCAGTTTTGAAGGGACCATAATAGGGGTAGCGTTGTAGTGTAATCAATTTAGGACAGAATGATTTGACCCAACCTTTACGGAACTTAATAACGTAATACCCTGCACAATAACGACTTTTACTTTTTGCACTTTTGGCAAATAGTGGAAGTTTTTCTTTTACACTATAAACAGATTCGTAAGGTTTTGAACTACATGGAAAATCATAGATGATATAATTTTTATTGTCTGTTTCAAATATTTTTTTCTTTATACTTTCTTCAAACAGTTCAATGCCCAATTGAGTTTTTAAATCATTTAGATTTTTGAAACCAACCATCTTACCTTTGCAAATAAAATGGTAACCTTTTTTATCTTTGGTTATTGCTCCAATCTTTTTATGATCTTCTGTAACTACCCATTCTTTGTTAGGGATTAATACTTTGGCTGTGTTCATTGTGTGTACCTTGCGTTAAGTGGTTCTGCGTAACTTTGTATTTGCTCGCTAATTTTTTGCATGTCAAACTCGGCACAGAATTTTAGTAGTCGAATTCCAACTTGCGGAATATTCTTTTCTGCAGATGTTGCAGTTTTGATAGTTTCTTTTATTAAAGTTTTAATACTATCAGGTTGTGCAGTAAGGTCACAAAGAAGTACATTGCGATTGTAGTCATCTAGTACACGATGTTCGACACCTTCATGGTCTACCCATTTCTGCAACATCATGTTGTTCCAATTATATCCGCGGCTGTCTCTGTCAGCAAAGGCTTCCTCGAGACCAACTTTATTCTTTGTGCCTTTAGTACGTACTCCCGGATAAGCACTAAAGATGTTGTCGGATGTGTCCCCACGCATACACTTCTCAAATAGTAGCCATTGCGGATTCGGCGCCTCTTTGACTTGTTTAGTTTTCTTATCAACGACACGTTTACCTTTAGCATCAAAATATCCTTCATGCGTAGTTGTAATTTCCATCACACCATTATATTGTTTGACATTAGGTGCGATTAATTGTGCAAAGTCTCCGTCTGTTGATATAATCACGTGACTATCTTCTGGGTGTGATTGAATGAAGCCTGCAATCAAATCATCTGCTTCCAGTTGTGGATGTTGTAGGACAGTACAGTTAGTCTTGTTAGTAACGAAATCTTTAAACTGATCAAACGTTTCCCAAAATACTCTATCTTCCTCAGCCTCGCGAGGGCTCTGCGCGGCCCGAGCGTCGGTGCGGTTGCGCTTGTAGGGAAGATAATGATCTTTGCGCCACGAGCGACCTTCTAAACAGAATACAATATGATCACCATCAAAGTCTCGCCAAGCCTTGCGAATACTACCTAGTGTGGTATGAATACTCATACCTACTTTATCTTCTAGACTGCCACGAATAACGTGACGTGCTCTAAAAAATGTATTTGCAGTATCTACAAGAATATAAGTTTTGTTCATTAACTGACCTCAGATCTTCCATCATCACGTAACGCACGGTTAACGTACCCTGCACCTCGTCGACTCATGTCAACTCCTTCCTCTGCACCAAGATTTCGACATAGTTCACTGAACCATTCATCAACTACTTCTTCTTCAGTTTCGCCTACATATCCTGCGCTTCTTAATTGTAACACAAAATACTCGTTCCAATCAAGTTCGAAAAATCCATTTCTTAGATTATCTTTATTAACATGAGTTTCCAAAACGGCAACCCATGGTTCTTTCTTTTCAGTAGCACGTTCTTTTGGATCTAATTTTGCAACACGCTCTGCTTCCTGGGCACGTTCGGCGGCACTAACTGCTTCCTCTGCTAGTTTTTTAGCATTTTCGGCTTCACCTAGAGATTGTTCAATTCTTGTTTCGATTTTGTCTATACCGAATATTTTTTTAAGAAACTTATTCATTTTTCCCCCAATTGACTTTGAGCCATAATCTTTCCATAATGTAATGTACCGCAGTTAGAACAACATGAATAACTACCGCATCACTTAAACCTGTCCATAAGGCTGTAATAAGCAATGCAATTATTCTATAACTAATTGTTCGTACTATTGTTCTTTGTTTTGTTTCCATTAAGTTCCCCACTCATTTTTAAAGAGTGGCACTTGTAGTCTATCACTGTACCGCCAGCCTTTTCGCATTGCCATTTCTGCCACTGTACGATTGTTAAGGGTATACACCCGCTCAACCCCACCAACAGGCATAAGATACACATGACCCGTAAAGCCTGCCAACCGATATTCGGCCACTGCAAATTCTGCATCTGTTAAATCCTGTTCTGTTGCTATGACAAATTTCAAATATGCTGTACCATAATTTTCATAATCGCATACCACTTCAGGTTTAATCGCATCTTCCCACGGCTCGCCTGAACAAGGAAGTTTAGCACTTATGCTAAATGTAATTTCTCTTTGCGCTCTCCACTTACTTAGATAGTCTTTGAAATCTTTTGTTAGACGCATTGTACCATTTGTTTCAAATGTTAGTTCTTTTAGATTATGCATCTTAGGATGATCTAACAGATCTGGATATTGTTTTTGCCAGCCTAACAGGGGTTCGCCACCTGTGATTACTAAATGTTCGTCACGCCATTCCTCGTACGGTAACATATCCATAATACCATCAACAATCGCATCAGTAGAAAGAAGGGCACTAAGATGCTTAAAGCGAGGATCCCAACTAGCGTAACTGTCACAACCTGTAGAAACAAGAGGAAGGGATTTGTAGTTGGTATAGTTAACAGGATCAATAAGTTCTGCTTCATTGCTAAGTTCTCCTCGAGGCATGCCAAACCCTTGGCATTTAAAGTTACATCCAAATGTACGCAAGAAAACAGACGGTACACCCATGTAACGTCCTTCACCTTGTACACTATAAAATAATTCTGATATTTTAATTTTGCTCATATATGTTTGACCATTGTTTAAGTTTTTCTTTCTTAGCGGCGCTGGCTAATTCAATATTAGTATAACTGATAATATCCATCTCTTGCAAGATATCAATCATTGCCATTAGATCCCCAATTTCTTCTTCAAGGTGTTCTCTATTAGTTTTTGATTTGCCTGGTTTTAAGTTGTCAATTCCAAACCGGCTAATTTTACTTACTGCTTGGATTACTTCTGCACATTCTTCTTGCAGGATATCCATTACTTCTTTAGTTCTTGCGTCTAGATTCATTGTATACCTTGATAGTGATAAGTACATTATACATACTTTATTTAGACTTGTCAAGGACCGTATGGACAATTTGAAAACAATTATATCTTGGACATTAAATGATTATTGTAAAGCACAATGTGAATATTGTCCAACTCATGCCAGAGGTGGAGGCCTTCCGCCCGAAATAAATGAATATCTACGTGTTGCTCAATTACTTATAGATTCTTACAAGGAACGTCAGGGAAGAACTATTGAATGGATATTTAATGGCGGTGAGCCGTTAGATATGGACTATGTTGCTCAATTTTTAAAACTATGTAAAGCAAATGGAGAAAGTGTTACCCTACATACTAATGGTGGACGTCTTTGGATTGATTGGTGGGCACTTGAACCTTATGTAGATAATTTGATATTGACATATCACCATTGGCAAAATCCCGCATTGATAAAATACATTGTAGATACGTTTACAGCCAAAGGTAAAAAGTTTGTGCTTACGGCACCTATTAGGCATACCAATGTACAGGAAGATATTGATAGAGTACTTGAACTCGAAGATACAATTGGAATATTGGTTGATAAAACTCAATTGTACTTTAATGCTGATCCCTCTGCAGGTCTGTTTAAGTACTCACATGACAACTTACAAAAAATTGAATTCTATAATAAACCAAAAGAAGTAAGACAGCGTATACTAGAGGATAGACAAAAACGTATTGAAGAACAGAAACGTCGTGAAGAAGAAATGCGCCGTAGATTGGCAGAGGCTCCGCCACCTGTTATACCACCTCCACCCCCAACTCCGCCCCCTCCGCCACCCCCACTACTAGAGACAAGCGTTTTAGTTGAACAACAAATGTATTTTGAAGAAACTACTTGGGATGAAAGGTATGAGGATACTTACGAAAAGCATCCTAGTTTTGCTGGCCAACTATGTAATGCAGGCGTAGAAAGATTGAATATTGGTGCCCAAGGTTGGGTAAGTGGAAGTAATTGTAATAATCTTCCATTGGGTAATATATGGCATCCGGGTTGGATGCCTCCACAAGGGCCTCAAAAATGCGGAATGATTTCCTGCATTAATGAAGACGATCGACTTATTACAAAGTTTCCTTTGCTTTCTGAGTAAGATATTTGTCGTTGTGAATCCATCTATCTCTAACGAGGAATCCCCATTCGCGACGCTGTGGTCCTGGCATGAATAATGTCCATGCAGTTACACCCTCTTTTAATTCAATACGGTGATAAGAAGTAGGACTACATACACGGAAATGTCCGGGCCCGCGCCATTTACGAATCTCGCAATTTTTAGTACCATCTGCATTAAATTGTGGAATCCATTCGTAGTAGCCGCCTTTAATAATAAGCGTAGCATAAGGCCATGGATGATCGTGAACATCGTCGGGATCCCCTTTTAAAAATTTATGTAAAAACACGTTAAATGGAAAACGCTTCCTATCTTTAAGAAATAGATAGTATCGTTCGAGATATGGTTCATTATCCTGTCTGTCCATCACAATACGTTTGCGACCTAAACGATCTAATGCATTAAGAAACCATTTCATTTAATCATCTCCAATAACTTAGTTGCACTAAAGAAATTTGTAGTTAAAGAATCCACCTGTTTTGTAACCATGGGCAAAAACTTTTCATAATTTTTCATATACTGTATAATTTTCATACAGATTTCCTTGCGGTGTACAGTATATGAATCAAATGATTCAGTCCATTCGCTGGGATACTTAAATGTATCAAATGCCATTTCGCTGTAACTTAATCTATCAGGTACCATAGGAATAGCGTTAACTAATGCACCTTCATACCAACTAATGCCAAGTGTTTCTTGTAAGTTGGCACTGAACACTAATTTACTTTCACCCAACAAATTATGATATTCATTTTTAGTTAGTTGCTGATCCTGACAAACAACAAATTCATATTGTGGCAAGTGTTCTTTTAAATCACGGAAGATTTCAACTTGCTTCTCTGGTGCAATGCGATGCGGAAAAAGAATAAGGTCACGCTTGGGCATATTCTTATATGGAAGTAATGTATGTTCCATATACTCCATTGGCCAACCTGTGCGTACAAATCTAGAATCTTCACCTTTTAATATTTCATCTAGATGTTCACTGAACCAAGGATTCTCTGTAGGGTAATCATTTAGCAGATTGGTGTAGAACATACTAATATGAAAGTCTGTGGCAAAGTAGTTATGGTCAAACGTATGAAAGAACGATTTCTCAGCATGTCTTACCCAGGGCTTGTTGCCAACTAGTCGTCCAAGAAAGTCTTGAGGATCATAACTACCGGCGTGCCACAGTCCATGAGTGACTATGGGAATGCCCAATAGTTCGCTCATATACTTTATATTGATAATACCAGGATGCCAAGCATCAGTAAACACGAAATGATCCCCAGCGGCCACTTGTCCGGCGCAAAATAGACGCCCGATTTGTCCCACCTGATCAGCCTTGTATATATTAGTACCACCAAAATTAAGAAAAGCGCCTGGAGTGGTTGCACTAGGTATATCGGTAGGACCTGAGATAATGTGAACATTGTGTCCTGCCTTTCGTAAGAGAGTAGGTACATGAGTCTTCCATTGACCCGTGTACCTTGTTTCTACGCTTTCTAAATCAACGAGAAAAACGTTCATTGTATGGACGAGGGTTTTTGCCCTTGTAACCTTCGCGAGGTTTACCACGATTTGCAAAGTATCTGTACTCTTGCGAGCGATACAAATCTGCTGGATTAAAGTCTAGCAGGTTATGGCGACAGTAGTCAAGCCAAGCATCAAGATCATCAAAGATCTTTTCAACTTCAGGCTTCATACGAAGGGTTTTTTGAATGTAAGCGGGTTGCGCCATTTTATGATTCCATTGTAGAAATATGATTAAAAAATGCAAGGGTAGCACCATTCTCGCCATCCTCGCTGACTTCGATCGAGGTCTTACGACCAGGATATCTTGCTTTGATAATGTCGTTTAGATCACGAGCAATCATCTCACAGGATTTGTGGTTGAGTTCAAGAGTACCATCACTGTAGCACTTTTCAAGCCAACGCTTAAACTGAATAAACTCAATGTCTCGGTCATCTTGGAAGACCTGAATCGAAACTTTAAAATGGAAAATATGACGATGCGGAGTTCCAAGGAAACTGACATCATATTCGTCGCCTGTGGCCAACTTAGGATCAGTTGCCGCGGCAGGATACATATGAATACCTTCTTTACGGAAGGTAACCCAAATCATTGATAAATCACTCATTTGTAGGTTTCTTTGCTTTGGTTGTTGTAGATTTTGTGGCTTCTTTTTCAGGAACGTTATCTTTCATTATATTATACATTTCCCATAACTTCCAGTCAATACTTTCTAAAAGTTTAAAGAGGCGGTCTTCTGTACTTTCTTTAGGAGTACCTTTTGTAACTTTTGAATTAATCATTTTAATACCTTATCGTTTTTATATTGATCCCAACTTGTAAATTTATTACGATCTTTTAAATCGTGCAGGCTGTGGGACCATACGCCTGGATTAGTTGCGTTAAAATCTTTGTCATCGATTTTAATCATTGTATTATAATTCCAAAGTTTAATATATGGAATTGGTACACGTATCTGTGGAATAAAATTATCGTATTCGTTTAATCCGTTCTCGTTAAATTCTTCAACGGCACTCATTGGAATATCTAAACTACACAGATATTCTTTACGTAAAAAGAATTCTATCATAGTTTCCCAACGTTGCCAATCTAAATTATTTTGCGGATTAAAACTGTGATTAGCACCAAAGAAGATGTGTTTGATATGTTTGGATGTATCTTCATACGAAGCAAAATCATCTAACCAATCTTGAATTTCATCAACAGATTGTACACCAGTTATAAACAGTGTACGTAATCCAAAAGCAGGAGTGTGTTCAATTTCAATTCCTGTAAAGAATTGAATGTTATCGGATTTACCGTCTGTATAATCTCGTTTCATACTACTAATATAACTTATATTTTAAAAATGGTCAAGATTTAATTTTACCAAAATTAAAGTTATTTGCAAATTTCTAAATATTCGTTTAATTTATGTACGGCTTCGTCAAAGTCAACTGCCCATACTTTGGCTTCTAATATAGATCCAACAATATTCATATCAAACGGAATAAGTCCGTTAAATCTAAAATCATCTGGAATTTCGGTTGTGATGGTAAATTCTTGTAGATGCTTGGCTCTAAAAATTAAATCGTTGGCCATATCAACTGAGTTCATTTCTTGTCCTTGAATTCTACAACATCATCACATTCTGGGCAACGCATTTGCTCATTAAAATCAAGTGTTTGGTCAACTGTGCCTTCCCATTTGCAGTATGTACATACAACATCAGATTCGCCGGCTATTAGTGCTTCAAACTCTGCTTTGAGTTCTTCTAGTGCATTTTCTAAATCAGTTGTGCGTTCTTCTATACTACCAGTATCTGGATCTTGTGCAAGTCCTTGCCACTCTTTGATTTTAAGATCTTCTGTTTCTGCATTATCTTCAGACCATTGATTAATCCAACGAGTACCGGTCCACCGGGCTTGATATGTATACGAATTCTTGCCAGCCGTTTTAACCATATAAACACCTTCACGCACTGGCTTGATTTTCTTAGGAAACCATTCAGTCATCTCGTAAGTGATGTCATCCATGTTGGTGTATTTTTCCCAGGTGTTTGAATCCTTGACCAGATAGAATCCAAAGTCTGAACTCTTACCGTTGGTATCGCCACCCCAGTTATCAATCTGCTCACCGTCGTATGTGACCATGTTGATAATATCACTGCCGTCAATTTCGTCGTAGCCTAGTTCAAGTTTTGTAATATCAAATGGTGCCTTGAGTTCAATTTCACCCTCAAAGAATGTACCTTTCTCGTTACTGATACCAAAGAATACCACAGTACCTGCGGGTTTCATTCCTATCCAATATTCTTCACCGCCGCCCCATTCAGGTTCTCCCTCGTCTCCACCTGAGATATCTTCTAGTCTGCGTTCATAAATAACTTCTTCATTTTCATCTAAGATTTGTAGCGTACCAGCATTACGATCAACACCGTGTTCGTGACAGATATTATCGCAGTCATAG